GTAGCACTGATGACGCTTAATTGCTTAGTCGTCGGTCAGGGCTGTAGTGTTTTCGATCGTAAGCGGTAGAAACTCCTAGCACCCTTTGGGGAGCGAGTCTATTCTACCTTCGTTTAAATAGGGAAGGGTATCCCTGAGGAAAGGCTTTCCTAGGGTACCCGTTATCACTCAAGTTAACAATCTTCAGGTCCTGGATGGTTCCCCTTCCAGGTACCTTCTGCATGTTCTCAGGTTTGACATCCCGTTGCCACGGAATTCCGGAGGATACAAATGATCCTTCGTCATTCGTGTGGTATTTTTCCAAAAAAGAGTTTAGGGAGCCTCTGTCGACAATAATTCGACAGTCGGCTCTCATTAACTCGCATATTTCATTTTCCAGAGGTTCCAGGCGCTCTTCGCCATAGAAGAGCATCGCGGAAAGAAAATCATAGCAACTTATTCTTCCAACAGGTACGTTCGCTTTATTAGCGCACAACCGGTAGAGCTTTATGTCCTCAGTGACAATAAAGAAGTTGTCATGCCCACCATTAAGTACTTCCTGTACTATGATGGGATCGTCCTCCAGTAAATCAGTAGGTGGTAACTCGTACTCATCACCAGTGGTGATGTTATATCCGTTACTCATAAACCATTCATACAGTTCCACACCGCACTCCTCATACTTGGTGAGTGGATGTGGAATTCTGCGAAACTTATTCTGAATGTCGGGCGGCAAATCCACGTATAGTGGATTCCCGTCCTCGAGTCTGAGGACAGCGTTTATGTTGTACAGGTTCTCCGTACGGTCACTATTGATCCTGTACGGACTGTCTGCATACATGTCCTTGAACTTCGAGATTATCGACAAGGCGTCCGCCTCGTCATAATCACATTCAACCATCTTTGCTCGGATCACCTGGAACAGGTCACGTTTAGTGTCCTGTTCCAGCTGTTCCAATCTTTCTTGAAATAAGTAGTACTTTGCAAGCTTTGACTCAGGTACCAAGTACCCGAGTCCAACAAGCTTGCTAAGCACCATACCCGGGAAGAGGGACCATTGGTCACTCTTGACGAGTATTTCTTCTCTTATAGGATCATCTTCGGGAATCTCATAGTATTCAACCATCATCTCTTTTGAAAAATGGTTGGATTCTTTCATCGCGCCTCTGTAACCAGAGAGCGATTGAGTCCCTTCTGTAAATTCTTTCATCATGGTCAAGTAGTAATTCCTGTGCCAGGGCTTACACTTGTTCATAATGTTCATCCATGATTTGACATTCCAGTGTGGAGGAGGTTTCCCTACTCCCACTATTTGTCTAGGTAAAAATAAAGGCTCAGGACGGTCAATGGTATACAGAGACACGTCTTGAAAAGCAGAAGCTATCGAGTAGATAGCTTCTGCGGGCCCTTCCATCTTTCTTGCATACTCCTCATCATGCCCCAAGAGTGTAACTTTCCCTCTTGGGTCAGACGAGAAGTCTATTCTATCTTTGCATGTCGCTATCATCACCCTAATTTTAGGAGTGTCGATATACGGCAATAGCATTTGGTTTTTATGCTTCATGCCCAAGTGGCAGGTGTTTGCCCTGGAAACAGGGACATGAAACCATTCTTCACAGTAGGTTCCCCAAGTTGTTGAATTACATTCATCCAACTCGGAGAACTCATAACCTAGTTGCTCCCCACATTCCCTGTAAAACTTTGCGTAGTACTTGGATGTGGAGAGACCTGATACATCATCACCATTTCCCTTCTGCTTCGAGATGCAGCCTGCACGCTTTCTAGCGTAAAGGTCACAAATTGGATGCGTAAGGGATAGGTTTGTTTTTGTCAGGGGGTCGCCCATAGGTATACCATTAACAAGTGTACCTACATGCTTCCCACCAACATATAATTCTTTGGGACCGACCCAGTAATCAAGCACAGGCTTGAGTACTTCGTCCGGAAACCCCATCTTTCTTAGGAGCCCACCAGTGACCAGTCTACCCATTTCAGGGGTAGGAAGGTCAGTGGCACGTTCCATGTCAGTTGTGTAAAGGTATGTTTCTTCTTCTTTATCGAAGACGAAACCATACTCATTATCCGCATATACTTGCTTGACCTGCTCTATAAATTTCCACCCGTGCCGTGAGGCACGGAGTGAATCTTTAAGATTAGGTGACAACTTCGCAACATTCAGACTTATGTGGCTGAATGGTTGTAAAGCAGCATCTTTCCAAAAGGATCCGCTCGTGACAATTCTGGCTTTACCATTCTCGCGAATGGCAGCCACATTGACTTTGAGCACTTCTTTGTCGCCCGACTCAATCTTAGCGATTGCTTCAGGCCACAGCCAATTTCCTAGGGTACCTTGGACACCATCCCTCAACGGAGGTATGGTGATTTCAGAATCTCTTACGAGATTCTTCAAGAAACCAAATTTTCCTTCGGTTTTCCGTCCCGACTCTCTGCATGCAGAGGTCGACATAGAAACCTTGAACTCAGAATTGAATCCATAGTTTAAGGAACCAGCCAAATGGCTAGTAACCTCATCTATGCACTCGAGTGTAAGTTGCGAGGGTTTAAAATCCCTTTTCACTGTTACAGTGGAGATGAATTTTTCCAACGCTTCGTTTATTTGAGCGACGCCCACAAGCCCGGTTGCCCGGGTCTGACAAAGCATTGCAATTCTAAAAAATTTTTCTTTTGACGTCCTAGAAATGGTTCTATTGATCCACTTGATAGGAGCGGCAAAATACGACATATCGCGGATAAACTCCTCCCCAAGGGTAACCTTGGTGAAGTTTAGAGCCGCATGCTTAACAGTCTTCCTCAACAGCTTCAGATTCTTTTGGAATCTGGAGTAGTTGTGGAAGCAATTCATAATAATAGAGTTAGTCATTCTGTCAGACAGTGCGTAACCGCCCTGTTCCAGAAACATCTCCGGGAACGAGAAGATTAGGGATGTCAGGACACCGTCACACGTGTCAAGCACATCCTTCATGAACCTCCTCCCTTTGGTGTTGGCTGCCAGCGCTTTGACACGCATCTTGCCAGACTTGGGTAATCTCTTGTACCAATATGTTCGTGTCGACAGTACTCCTATATAGGTGTCCTGACTGCACTTCCATATGTTAATCTTTCTACCAGTTCTGGAATCCGATAACCTCGGAGACCATAAGCTGGTATAGTCATAGTCCCATTCGATCTCCTCTGTAAGGGGGAGACCTAATTTGACACTGTTCTTAAGTGTTTGGAGCACAAGATGAAACACATCTTGTTGCTCTTCCACACTTGCATTTATGCTTTTCGGCTCCTTCGTGTTAGAAGTAAGAGGTAAGCATTTGTGAGTGAAAACAACCATAATCTTAGAAAAC